CTGACTTAGTTGTTGTTGGTGGTGTTACTGCTGGTGTAGTTGGACCGAAAATCATGTCAAGCATGCGTTCGATACCAAGGTTTTCTTGTTCAACGATCTTTCCAAGTCTACCTTGTACTCGCTCGCCTGCTTCGTATTCGTCTGTACGTTCTACGTACATACGACGTGCCTTAAACGGTGATTGCAGCGGGTCCGGATTAGGAAACGTTTCTACTGTAATTGCGCCAAGGATGTCATAGAAGTACGGTGCTTGAATTGCAAGCTGACCCTGTAGATAAGGACGTGAACGTCCGTCTGCTCCAGGTCGTGCCATAGCAGTTAGTACAACAGCTTCTAACGGCTGTGTAGGGTGCATTGTAAGGTCACGTAGGTCACGCAATAGCGCGCCCATGTGACGAAGCAACTCGCCCCATTGTTGCATCTTCATTTGTTCAGTGCCCGCAATTGAATCCATGCACTTCACTTGAAGTTCAGAGATGGAATCAATGATAAGTGACTTGAACTGATGCTTTCCAGTTTGTAACCACTGGAATGTTTTGAGAACAACATCGTAGTCGCGAACGTTAACGACTACCGTGTCCCAGGTGCCATCGGCAACTGGTGGTTCTTCTCGAATAGGGTCCCAGTACTTAACGGTGATAGGTAGGAATCGATGCCCACCCTCAACGTCAAGCATGAGACGTGGATATGGTGCGGTTACCGCGAAGGTTGATTTACCAACCTTTGATTCGCCGTAAACCATGATAGTCAACGAACGTTGTACGTCAGACATCACTGTTTCCTTTCATCTCTTTGTGTTTGTTTAACATTATTAAGCGTTACCCTTCTTCTCTTCTACGCCATAATAGGCGTAGGGATCTGACGGTTGGAACGCGTCTTCAAGTGCAGCCTCAGCAGCAGACCCGTCATCAAACATCGGACATATAGAGAAGAATGAGCATTTCCACTTGCAATCGCGCGAAGGACTTGGGTACACGATAAATCTGTGATCTCCGCCTTCATCAAGTGCCTTGCGTGCACCCATCATGTTTGTTAAAACACCGTGGATACGTTGCCAAAATGAGCGCAGGGCAAAAACATTATGACGAACTTCAATTTGTTCGTAGAAAGGTGGCTTTGCGTTTGCAGAGCGCTTAACCTTCTTTAACATAGTAAAGATTCCGCCTTCAGAGCGTTCACCTTCTTTGTTCTGCGCTGTTTCAAGCATCATGTACGTAAGAATTTGCTCGTTCATGTGCGCCATAGCAGAGAAGTCGGTAAACGAGCCTCCTACCGTCTTAAAGTCTCTAAACATACGTACTCCGTCAGCCTTACGACGTACGCGCATATCAATCTTACCTTGCAGGATAACCTCGCCGTTAAGCAAAGGCATCTCGATGATCTCTTCAGTAGAAATCATTTCAAGTTCAGAGTCAATACCGTTTTCGTCAACCCACTGTAGGTAGCCTTCAAGCATGATGCGACCAAGCTCAGCCTCGGAGTCTAAATCATATGTATCGCGGAATGAAGCCTCAAGAATTAACTTATCTTTCACAACAAGTTCAGAGTGAGCCTCAAGAAGCGGGATGCCCTTGCCGTAGTACATATCAAGTGCCTCGTGAACTCGAGAACCGAGCGCAAGTGCACCTGTCATCTGTTGAGTTCTAGGTTGTAGGCGTCGGTAATAACTAAGCCACCAGCGTCTGCGACAATCCTTGAAGGTTTGGATTTCTGAGTTTGAGATTCTTACTGGCTGGGTCATAGCTTTCCTGCCTTATCGTCTTTGAGTAGTGAGAGAAGCTTATCTTTATCTTTTACGATTTGTTCAAAGTTATCAGCCTTAGTTGATAAAACTTGAATTACTCGTTCCTCGATAGAACCGTCTGTAACATAGTCTGTGACGATAATTGAGTCGTGGATTTCAGATCCGATACGGTGAACACGGTCAAGTGCCTGCTTGTGATCTACAAGTGACCATGGACGCTGTAACATCACTAAACGTCGTGCCGCGGTAAGTGTAATACCAACACCACCAGCCTGCGCTGTAAAAAGTATCCACTTGATCTTGCCGGACTGGAAGTCGTCAACCGCCTGTTGACGCTCATCTTCATCCTGGGCACCAGTGATGAGACCATGTGGAATCTTAGCCTTAGTCATTTCTGCACTAAGTAAATCAATCAACTGACGTGACACCGCGCACACCGCAACGGAGTCATCTCCAAAGTCGCCGTTTTCAATGTCGTCCATAAGAGAATCAACCTTACAAGAAGGCTCGGTAAGAACTGCACGCATCTCTCCGGTGTCTTCATTTACGTCGATAGTTGCGTATGAACTTGCAAACTGAAGTAAACGAATAGTCTGTGTAAGCGCTGAAGGTGCGGTAATCGCATCTCCAGATTCTAACTCTGCAATCATCGTGTCGCGCATCTGGTCATAAGCTTTCTTTTGCTTAGTAGACATTTCAATATCACGACGTTCAAACATCATCTCAGGAAGCCAAGGCAATACCTTTGCCTTGAGCATACGACGCATGCGTGGATTTACAGTTGCGTAGAACTCTTCCTCCATGTGAGGCTTTACGCCTAACACCATCATGCCGCCAAAGGCATTCAACATTACGTTAACCATGCGGTCAACCCAACGTGTCTTGCTTGGCCACTCTTCAGGCGATAGCCAGTGAAGGATTGACCATAAGTCTAATACATTGTTTGCTATAGGTGTTCCAGTTAGTGCAAAACGAATATCTGCATCACCTGTTGCGGCCCATAGGGCACGCGATTGCTTAGATTTTGGCTCCTTAGAGCGGTGAATCTCGTCTGCAACTACAGACTTAAAGTCAATCATGTTAAGTTCTCGCTTGTGAACCTCGCAGCGATTTATAGTAACCTTCTCGTCATGCCCGCCGCATTCTTGACACCGCGCAAGGGCAATAGAGCCGTAGGAAGAAAGCCTAGAATGAGAGCGCAAGGACTCCCAGTTAATGACGTATACGTCAGCCTCTTCCTCGAAGACCTTACGGCGTTGAGTTGCTGATCCCTTAATAACCTCTACGTCAACTCCAGGCCACCACATATCGAACTCGCGCTTCCAGTTCTTCTTGAGGGTATTAGGGCAAACGATAAGCGCGGGAAAAACATCCTCGCCGTCATCCTGTAGTTTTTTTAATGCTCGAATTGCCTGCGCTGTCTTGCCTAGACCAGGTTCGTCTGCTAGTAACGCTCTACGGGCTACCGATAGGAATTTGACGCCTGCACGCTGATGTGGGAACAGGTCCTCGTTGCCCTCTTCCAGGGTTTCTAGGTCACGTAATGTGTTCGCCGGGGTAATACGTGTGGCAACTTCGTTAGATGCCCAGGCGGTCAATCTAGGGCCAATTTGAAGGTCAGTTTTGAATGTACTACGTAATGCCAAACATGTTGCCCAACTTGTAGGCACGTTCCAAACCTGAGTTCTTGCGTCCCACTTTGCTCCAGGAATACTTTTGCAAAGTTCCTTAAGACGCCACTCAGTATTGATTATTACGTGCTTGCCCGACTCGTCGAGCTCTACGTCAACTGGCACTGTTTGTCGTTCCTTTCGTCATTATTTCGCTATACTAACAGGATTTTGCAGAAGTTGTTTATTATTTCTGCTTAGTATCTACTTTATTTATTGTAGGAGCCTTCTAGGGATCCATCCAAGCTTTACACACTGTAATAGGGCATGTCGTATCGCATCAAGTGCGTGTCCTTCACCGCCCTTATGCCAGTACTCCAGCTTCTTAAGTTTAGGATTATCAAACATCGCCTTTGCGTCGGAAGGTGACTGGAAGATAACGTCATCTGCCTTTCTTCCTGCGTCCATAAGACATTGCTTAAGAATGCCAATTTGCTCAAGGCTGTATGGAGCCTGTGATTTTTTAGCAGTCTGAGCGTTAATGATAAAGCGCTCACAGACAACGGTCACATCAGGATATTCAACGAGAGTGTCACGGATAGGCTTGGCGTACTCTTCCTGCTGATACTCACCTGCCCAGATTAAGACTGGCTCCTGCCCTCTTTCAAAAGAGAACAGTGTCATTCCTGTTGCCTTACCTGGGTCTACCGATAAGATCATTTTCACTAGTATTTTTCTCCCCAGTTTTCCATAGGACCATCAATGCCTGCTGTAAGCGGAACTGCCCAACCTTCGGTAGTTGTCATACACTCCTTAACGATACGTTTAATTTCTTCAACGTCGTTACGTGGTGCGTTAAGAACAATTTCATCGTGTACAGGTACGATTAGAAGTTCGGTCAACTCTGCCTGATCTAGTTTTACAAGATTTGCCTTAAAGATCTCAGCCGCACCTCCCTGGGCTAGATAGTTAAGTAACGTGTAAACTCGATCTTCATCGCAAGGAAGCCTACGGCCTGTCCATGTGTGGACGTATCCTTGGCCTTCTGCCTTGAGACGACGCATTCCAACATCTTCAATTTTTTGCTGAAAACCGGTCATGCCTGGAAAGCGTGCGTCAAACTGGTTGACTACGGTCTTCATTATGTTCTCGGGCACGCCTGCGGTAAGCGCTTGCTTTGCAACACCTGCGCCATAGAGACGACCGTAGATCATGCCTTTAATAAGACCGCGTCGTTTATCAGAACGCTGGAAGTTTGGATCGCTGTATACTTCTTTTCCAATTTCAGTGAACGGATCTGATCCTGTGAGATCTGCCTGATGAAACATACCGATAAGGTTTGGATCTCCCGTAAGAGACGCAACCATTCTAAACTCAACCTGGTCAAGGTCAGAGGTAATAATGACGTGGTCATCGTCCTTAGGAATAAACGCACGACGCACGACGTCATCGCCCTTAGGCAGTGTCTGCAGCGCAGGGTTTTGGATTGACATGCGCGAGGTACGAGCGCCAAGCGTTTTTACAGAAGGGTGAACAAATCCGTTGACGTTATCGTTAAGAAAGTTTGCAAAATATGTATTGGCAAGCTTATCTGCCTTACGTTGCTTCAATACGATTTCAGCTAAGGACTTTACCTCGTCGTTGCCTTCAATAGTAAGAAGCTTAAGTTGATCCTTTGAAGCTGATTTTTGTCCCGAAGGAGTGTACTCGTTAATCTCTGCGCCAAGAGATTCTAGTAAGCGCACTAGTTGAATGTTGCTGCCGATAGAGACACCGTTATACTTTTCCTTAGCCCACGTCTTAACCGAGCTCGCGTACTCTGTTAACTCGTCAAATTTCTTCTTAGAGTAGTCAAGGTCGATACGTGCACCGTTGATTTCCATACGGGTAACGATGCGACGTGTTGCCATTTCTAATTCATATGCCCTGTTGTACGGACCGTAAGGTCCACACTTTTCATAAAACTTTTCCCACAGGCGCATAGTTAAGATGCAGTCTAACGCACCGTATGCCCAGTAAGGTTGAAAATTAGTCGGAACGGTGCCCCATGTCCAGCCGTTAGTTGCTAACTCTGTATCTAACGTATCTTGAAGAGCAACCGCACGCCCGTCAACATATAGAGCTGCAAGACGTTTTAGTGCGCCCACACCAAGCGGATCAATGATGTGCGCCATAATCATAGTGTCGTGCGCGCGGTGCCATGGAAGTTTCCAACGCGATTGAATGTCAAACCATTTTGCCTCAAACGCTATATTGTGACAAACAACTTGCCCATCAAACTTATCCATAGCTTGATAGAACGCACCTGCCCACTCGTCCCACGGCATTGCCCATGCCTGTTGGCCATCGCCAACCTGCACGAGACGAAGACGCCCGTGCCAAGGAGATAAGGCGTCCTTGCGATCTCGCCCTGGGTACTCTCCAGTTTCAGTATCAATCGCAATTGCATCATGAGGACGACGCTCGCCAAGCCAGGTTAAAAACTCGCCTGCCTTTTCAACGCTGTCTACGAGGTGAAGTTGTACGTCACCTAATCCTTCAACTGTCATTTACGTCCTCTGTTATTACTACCTCTATGTTACACTTCTTAAAATAATCTACAGTCGCATCCGGCAAACGATGAGCCGCACGCGTTCCGATTCGCATAACAACGCGGGTAATTCCAGAGTTAGAAATTAGCTTTGCACACTGATAACATGCTGCATCTGTTATGTATATGGTACCACCTTCTACGCGAGAACGGTCAACGTATAGTAGCGCATTTGACTCTGCGTGAATTGATGGACATGAATCATATGTGTTATCGAGTGAGCTTAATCCTTGTGCTCGTGCACACCAGTTAATACAGTCGCCTTCCGCAGGAAACAAAGCTGCAGGACCGTTATACCCGGTAGAACTTATGCGTTGGTCCTTAGACACAACAACAGCTCCAATGTGTGCACGGCTACAGCGAGATCTTTGTGCGATTGCATCTGCAACCTGCATCCAGACCTCGTCCCAGGAAGGGCGATTACTCATCTATCAATATCCTCAATTCCACCAATAACAGCACTTGAAAGTATCTTTGACACTAGGTGCAGTGCTTCCTTCTTGCTAAAGCCCGCAGATCTAAGTTCAACGTACATCTCGTGGAGTTGCACGGTTGCCTCGCGAAGTGGACTACTTTGTCCAAAACCCTCTAGCTCATTACTCAATTCGGTCTCCTTTCTGATTTGCCCATAGCTCATCGGACTTGCTGATGTACTTATTAGTAACGTTGACCGCGAACTCTATTGCCTCTGATGATATTCTGTACATCACATTATGGTGTTCTGGCCTTAGTATTTTTCCCCAGTAAGGCGCTAACTTCTTAGTTAAAGGAGCAAAACTTTTAGAAAGTGAAGAATCCTTAACTAAGATTGGATTAGTGTCTCCAGGGTGCATTTGAAGTCTATCCCACATCTGTGCGATATCTTCGTCAGGCGTTATCGTCTTTGCAAAAACCTTGTTGGCAAAGTTATTGTTGATGCGTTCGTGCACGTCCTTGCGAGCCTTAAATCTTTTTAGGCTTGTGTATGGAAGATGACATATAAGCCAATCTTCCTTATTTGACGCGGCAACCGTAGTATCCCAAAGGTGCCAGAACTTACCGTCCCCGTATTTAAGCTGATGCTGTCCTGCGTCAACAAAGTCACCGGAGTTGTTTTTTACCAGGATCTTTGAGGGAACCCTAAACTCGTGAAGAAGTTTCTCGTTTCTTTTAACCTGCTCGTGGAACTCGTCACGATCTCCTACGTGATTTACAGACGTCACGTAGTGATCTATAAGATGATAATCATCTAGTCTAGTATCAATAAAACCTAGTGGAACTATATAGTTTTCTAACTGCATGGCTATAGCATTCCATTTTTCACCTAGATTAGATAAAAGATCCTCTATATCTTTATCGGTAGGGCTAACAAGAAACTCGTCTGCGTCAAAGATAAAGTTCCAGTCAGGATGTTCTTGATTACTGATATGTAGAAGAATATTAGTTAAGGCTTCCTGGTCAAATAAGGTGTCCTCGTATCTAAATACCTCAATTTGATCCGGCCAAACCTTTTGTAGCTCGGCAAGACCATTTTTTGTATCATCGGTGCTGGAGTGGTCAATAACAAAAACTTTGTCAACATGGTAAAAAAGCGCATGCGAAATAGAGAGACCTAGTAAAGGCCACTCATTTCTTGCTATTACTACTCCATGAATTTTCATTTTTTATTGACTGCCTTAATCATGGCGTTTGCGTACCACTGCTCGAAAGGGTGAAGGCCGTACAGAAGAGCTTTTTCCTCGTGATGAATTGCTGCAGTTAGTGCGTCCATGGCAAAGTTTGAAACTTCTCCCCAAGAGTTGCCTACTATCGCAGGGATCTTTTCGTATGGCGCGTACGTATGTTTTAAGCTTTCTGCAGAGTCGTAGTGTTGCTCGTAGATATGAAGAGATCCGACGTGATGGTGATACGTTCCTGGCTCGATACCCAGGATAGATGCTATGGCAAGTTGAACGCGGGTAAACTGGAAGAAGTCATACGCCGCTCCTAGCCATACGTCGTTTGAGCGCATGTACACGCTCATGTTAAGTTTGTTGTTGCGAATTCTAAATTGATGCAGGATAGTGCACGGGTAGTCTCGCTTATTTGCAAGAAGATCTAGCTCCGGATTCCAAATCGTAACGACCGCCTGTCGTGTATCTGGGTCTGCCTTAAGTCTTTCAACTATAGGAGCATACTGTGACTGTGTGCGAATTCCATATGCTCCGTGAAATAGTCCGTTGTCCTCGGTATAGTTAGCAAACTGTGGGCCGATGGCAATAACAAGTTTAGG